TGGCAAAACCAGTCACAGCTAAATCTATCAAGTCAAAAGTCATCAAACAGATGAAAGAGCTTGGGACTTATCGCAAAGAATTTGACATGATCATTGACATCTTTNCAAAAAGGGGATAAAAACTAAAGGGATTTTGGGAAGGAGGCCTAGTTTT